ATTCATCTACTGCATCCTGGCAATAATCGGTTAGGTCATCCCAGCAGTAGAAGGGGTCACCGTCCTGATCGCCGCATGGGTCGAGCAGATAGAACGCCCACTGCTGCTCCTCGGTGCAGTAGCGCCAGGCAATAGTCCAGCCGGTGGCCTCCTCAACCCTGCCGGCGTATGCCTTACGGGCTGGGCCCAGGTCTCGAGCTTTTGCCCTGGTTGCTGTGATTGTCATTTGGTTTCCCGTGGTGGTGGTGGGTAGCGCAAGCGGTGAAGGGTCACCCCGCTTGCTGCTGTATTGATCCTAGGCATCCTTTGGCGTATGTGGTGGGTAGCTGCAACATTTCTTCAAGTTTGCACCAGCAGCCCCCAGCCTCCACTAGCCAGCCCCGACCCCCTGCGGTTTCCACTAGCCAGCCCGCTGCCCTGGTGGTTTGCCAAGGCAACCCCGAGGCCCTGGTGGTTTGCCCTAGGCAGCTCGAGCCCTGGTGCGGTGACACTGGCAGCCACAACCCGCCCAGCTCCTGCCCCTTAGCGACCTGGGCTAGCTGGTGGCCCTGTTCTGTCCTGCGCATCTGTCTAAAACACAGGTACGCAGGCCCCGCCCTGCAATGCTTCTGCCCCCCTAGCCGGCCCCAGCTGGCCAATATTGGACAAGCAGGCCCCCCCTAGGGCCTCTCCCAGGGTGCGCAGCAGGCCCCCCCAGGGGGGTGAAGCGGCCCCGGACACTATGCGTAAGCCCCAGAGATTTAGGCAACAAAAAGCACCCCTGGCCAGCCCTTGGCTAACCCCTGGCTAGTACGAGTGAGTCTCAGGTAACTCGGACTAATTCCGGGTTAGCGAAAACAGCGCAAAAAAGTCAAGAGGGCTCTTCTATGGCTAATCAGCTGGATTCTCTTATTGGCCTCTGGAAGAGGCTGCAAGAGGGTTAGAGCTGGTAGGTAGTGGCAAGAGTCATAGATGGGCATGGGGAGCCTGTAGTAGGGCTGTGTTAATGCTTAGAGGAATGGAACAGGAGTCGTCGTCCTCTGCCCCCTGCGGCTAAGTCTGGACAGGATTAATACAGTTGTACCATGCGGTATTGGTTTATAGCTGTCTTTAAGTTAGCCCTAGGTATTCTCTGTAAGAGGATTATCTAGGATTAGCTTAAAGATATTATCTAGTATTATTTTTTTAATAGTACCTGGTACACCTAACCCTCAGAGCAACTTAAATTAGCCTAAGGCTAATCTTAGTTATTCTCTTACAGAGGATTACCTAAGGCTAATCTTAGGCTAGCTTAAGGGGGGTATGGGGTTCCTTTAAGGCGTAAGAACAAATGTACTGTAACATTTAAGGGGTGTAATCCTTCCCCTGGCTTGGGCAATAGTTGCCCCATGTGCTATGGTTTCTTTGGTAACCTGTGGTGGGTTTACTGCGGTTGGGGCCCTGAGTGGCCCCTCCCTTTTATCAGCAAAAAGGCTATGCTATAAATGTTGTATGGGTGGAGGCAATCGCAATGGCTAAACAAAACATCCAGGACGATCTTGCTGATCTCCATGCTGGTTTGGCCCTACTTTTGAAAGAAAAATTACAAGAAGGCACTATTACTGCTGGTGAAATGAATATCCTCCGTCAATTCTTAAAAGACAATTCAATATCAGCCCAGCCCACAGAAGGCACACCTTTTGGAGAATTAGTGTCAAATCTTCCAAATCTTGATAAAGTAGTGCACATGCCCCGCCGCAGGGCGGCTTAGTTTCCCCCACCCTTTGAAACCATGACTCAAGTCCCTTCTGGTTTTGCTATCGCTACTCCGATTAACAGGACTATTGGAGCTGCTGCTGCAATTGGCATGAGTCCTAACTCTTGTGGTGCTGTTACACAAGCAACAAGCAAGACGACAGCTGTAACGCTTAGCACTAAAGCAGGTGTTATCACAATGAACGCTGCTGCTTTAGCCGCTTCTGCTGTTGTTAAATTTACTCAAACCAATACTGCTTGTAGCGCTACTGACGTTGTGATCTGCAACCAAGGCGGTGGTGGTACATCTAACGCATATAGCGTTCAGGCTTGTGCCCAAGACGGTTCTATTGATTACCGCATTGTAAATAACACAGCTGGTTCTTTAGCAGAAGCGTTGACCGTTAACTTTATTATTATTGATAGCCAGGCTGGCTAATTGTGGCAGTACGTTCATTAGGCACTTGGCATGACCTGCCGGAGCCGTTTGCTAGTGACTTTAGATATTTTCTTTGTGTCGTATGGAAACACATGGGTCTTCCTGACCCAACACCAATACAGCTTGATATTGCTGAGTTTATGCAGCACGGCCCTAAGCGCCGAATTATTCAAGGTTATCGAGGTGTTGGTAAATCATGGATGGCAGCTTCTTTTGTTTTGTGGCGGCTGCGGTTAGATCCACAACAAAAGATCATGGTTAACTCAGCCAGTGGAGCAGAAGCTAAAAACTTCACAACCTTCTGCTTACAGCTGATACGTGATATGCCCATACTGAAATGCTTAGAGCCGCAGCGAGAAGAGCAGCGGTCTGCTGTACATGCGTTTGATGTCAGGCAGTCGCGGCCAGATAAAAGCCCATCAGTAAAAGCTGTTGGTATTTTTGGCCAGGTGACAGGCTCCAGAGCTGACTTAATAATCCCAGATGACATAGAAACTCCTACTACCTCCTGGTCAGTAGGAATGCGGGAGAAGCTACTGGCAGCTGTTGGTGAATACAACGCCATCCTTAAACCCGGTGGTGAGGTCATGTACCTTGGCACACCACAAACAGAAGAGTCGATCTACAACAAACTGCTGTTTAAAGGTTTCTCTACCCGTATCTGGCCATCTAGATACCCAACCAAACCAGAGAAATACGGTGATTCATTAGCCCCCATTGTTGCAGAAGCACCAAGAGAGCTAATTGGTAAGCCAGTAGACCCAGGTCGTTTTTCTGAAATGGATCTGTTAGAGCGTGAAGTGAGCTATGGCAAATCACAATTTGCTTTGCAGTTTCAACTAGATACTTCCCTATCAGACCTAGAGCGTTTCCCGTTAAGGCTGAGCGATTTGATGGTCCTAGAAGTCTCTGACCACGCCCCAGAGAAACTTGTGTGGTCCTCTGGCGCTGAGTACCGGGTTAGTGATCTGCCTGCTGTTGGCTTTAGTGGTGACTATTACCACCGCCCTGCTTTTATCCATGGCGATTGGTTGCCTTTCCAAGGCTGTGCCATGTTCATTGACCCATCTGGTCGTGGTGCTGACGAAACTGCTTATGCCGTTGTTGCTCACCTCAACGGCAACTTGTTCCTTCTAGACGCTGGTGCCTTTCGTGATGGCTATACAGAAGCTGTGCTTGAAGGTTTAGCTGTTGCCGCTAAACGCAACAAGGTAAACCTGATCCTCTTGGAAGATCAATTTGGCCAAGGGATGCTGGAATCCCTGCTAAAGCCTTACCTACGCTTGCACCACCCGTGCACGGTGGAGCCAGTCCGTTCCAACATGCAAAAGGAACGCCGAATTATTTCTGCCCTTGAGCCAGTCTTAAACCAACACCGGCTAATCATTAACCGATCTGTAGTCGAGCAAGATAGCCGTGGTCGTGATGACGATACGGTTGAACGCAAGCTGGCGTATCAGTTGTTTCACCAGTTAACCCACATCACCTATGACAAAAACTGCCTGCAACACGATGACCGTTTAGATGCCTTGGCTGGTGTCGTTGAATACTGGAACGAATCCTTAGCCATTGATGAAGATAGGGCCATGGCTGACCGTAAGGACGAGCTTTGGGACCTAGAGTTAGAAGCCTTCATGGGAAATATCGAGGGAGCTCTAGATGCACAATTTCTTGGAGTGGCTTTGGAAAATTTACCGAAGACCGGCAAGAGCGCGACATGGATGGCAGCAAGATAAACCAAAAGCTTGGGTTGTACGGTTGCCAGCTACCTTTATTAATCACAAAAATCAAACTTCTAAAGGGTCTTTTCAAACTGTAGTGGTAGCTGAATCGGAAATAATAGCTTGGGAAACAGCTATGGATTGCGACGTATGGGAAAAGCTACCGTTTGAAGTTAAGCATGTTCAAGTGTTTCCCCGTGAAATGCCCACTTGTGAGAAGGTCTAATGACTCCCCCTGTTATTTTTATAGAACCAAACAAAGATACCCCTAGTGGTGTCTTATGCACTGTTACTTACAATGGATTAACCAAGCAGCACAGCCAAAGATGGCAAGCTATTGTATATTATCGCCAGATGTATGAGATGTATGAGCACGACGTAGCCATGAAATCAACTTAATAACACGGTCAATATCCCACATTTCTGTTTGCGCCCACCATTCAAATACAGGCTGGTGCCCCTTTTTGCGGTTACACATACTGCAGCAAGTGGCAAGGTTATACCTTGTGGTCCTACCGCCTGCTTTCTTGGGCACAATATGGTCAAGCGTAATCTTCTCAAAATGATTGCCGCATACATAACAACAAGAGCCCCACTCTTCTATTATGCTTTTTCTAAATTTATGTTTAGTTTCCTTTTTTGTCCACAGTTCTGCTTCGTCAATGTGGTGTTCCATCTGACTCAGGGAATAAATAGGAATCAACGTCATGAGCAAGCAAATGGCCGTCGCTGGCAGCCATTTCCTTTAGCATGCAAGCAATGTTGTCTTCAACTGTGTCGGCGTCATAAGGGCTGTGCACAGCAATAAGAGCCCATACTTCGACAACATATTGATTAATCATTTGAAGAATGGTTCATACGGCAGGCTGTAGGACATTCTCAACGCGGCTACTTAGCCTGGGACGAAGTGACATAACTATCCCGCCGAATGCTTTCGGCATCA